AAGCAAAAATTAAGTTTAACAACTGGAAGAAAATATGAGCAACGGAACAAAAGTCGTTAAAAGAAATGGTGCTACCGAAGTATTGGAGTTAAATAAACTTCATGTAATGGTAGAAGAAGCGTGTAAAGATCTTGCTGGTGTGTCTGCAAGTCAAGTTGAGATGCAGTCTGGAATCCAATTCTATGATGGTATTACAACCGCAGAGATTCAGGAAATCTTGATTCGTTCTGCTTCTGACTTGATTGACCTGGAGCATCCAAATTATCAATTCGTTGCAGCACGTTTACTTCTGTTTGCAATCCGTAAGCAGATCTATGGGCGTATGCATGAAACACCATCTGTGAAAGATCATACGATCAATTGTGTTGAGAAAGGAGTCTACGATCCTGAAATTCTTTCTCTCTACTCCGATGAAGAGTTTGAAAAACTTGATTCTTTTATTGATCATGGTCGTGATTACTTGTTCACTTATGCTGGTCTTAGACAAGTCGTAGACAAGTATCTTGTACAAGATAGAAGTTCTGGAGAACTCTATGAAACTCCTCAATTCATGTATCTCTTGATCGCGGCAACTATTTTCTCCAAATATCCTAAAGAAACACGTTTAGATTACGTTAAGAGGTATTATGACGCAATCTCAAAGCACAAAATCAACATTCCAACCCCCATCATGGCGGGAGTGCGAACGCCACTTAGACAATATGCTAGCTGTGTCCTTGTTGATGTTGATGACACCCTCGATAGTATCTTTACTAGTGATATGGCAATTGGCCGTTATGTTGCACAAAGGGCGGGGATTGGTATCAACGCAGGCAGAATCCGTGGTATCAACAGCAAAATCAGAGGCGGAGAAGTTCAGCACACAGGTGTTGTCCCATTCCTCAAGAAGTTTGAAGCAACTGTCCGATGCTGTACTCAAAATGGCATCCGTGGTGGATCAGCAACTGTCCACTTCCCAATCTGGCACCAAGAAATCGAAGATATCCTAGTACTAAAAAATAATAAAGGAACTGAAGATAACCGTGTTCGTAAGTTAGACTACAGTATCCAAATCTCTAAACTCTTCTATGAGCGATTCATCCACAACCAAGAGATTTCACTCTTCTCCCCCCACTCAGTTCCTGGTCTTTATGATGCTTTTGGCACTGATAGATTTGACGATCTATATGTACGTTATGAACGAGATGAGTCTATTCCAAGAAAGACTATCGGAGCTCAAGAACTCATTCTGGACCTTCTGAAAGAACGTGCTGAGACTGGTCGTGTTTATATTATGAACATCGACCACTGCAACTCTCACTCATCTTTCTTGGATAAAGTTGAGATGAGTAATCTCTGTCAAGAAATTACTCTGCCAACTAAACCACTCCAACATATTGATGATGCTGATGGGGAAATTGCCCTTTGTATTTTGAGTGCTATCAACATTGGTAAGTTGAAGTCTCTTGATGAATTGGAGACCCTCTGTGACCTCTCAGTGCGCTCTCTAGACGAATTGATTGACTTCCAAGGATATCCCGTTAGAGCAGCGGAAATCGCCACCAGAGCACGTCGTTCGCTTGGTATTGGGTATATTGGTCTTGCTCATTATCTCGCCAAGCACGGTGAACACTATGATGATCCTCGCGCCTGGAAACTGGTCCATGATTTGACTGAGGCATTCCAGTATTACCTTATCCAAGCAACTGTAAATCTTGCAAAAGAAAAAGGTGCTTGCGAATATTCGCACCGTACTAAGTATTCTCAGGGTATTCTTCCGATTGATACATACAAAAAGGATGTTGATGAAATTGTTCCAAACGAATTGAAGTATGATTGGGAAGGTCTTAGAGAACAGGTTAAACAGTATGGAGTTAGGAACTCAACACTGTCCGCACAAATGCCTTCAGAGAGCAGTTCCGTTGTGTCAAACGCTACCAATGGAATCGAACCTCCTAGAGGATACTTGTCCGTTAAAAAATCGAAGAAGGGACCTCTTAAGCAAATTGTCCCACAATATCAAACTCTCAAGAACAACTATACGCTTCTTTGGGATATGTCTAGCAACCGTGGTTATATTAACATTGTTGCGGTAATGCAAAAGTTCTTTGACCAAGCTATCTCTGGAAACTGGTCTTATAATCCTGAAAATTATCCAGACAATGAAGTTCCAACTTCAGTAATGGCTCAAGATCTTTTGACTACATATAAGTACGGCTGGAAAACCAGCTATTATCAAAACACTTATGATAACAAATCTGACGAAGTAAGTGATGATAAAATACAAAAATTGGATTCGTTAATTGATCAAATTCTAGAATCAGAGGAGGAAGATTGTGAGTCTTGTAAGATTTAAAACAAATTCGGAGGAGAAACCAATGGTCGAGTCAATGACCGTTTTCAATTCCCAAGAAGTAGATACCAAAAAGCAACCTATGTTTTTTGGTCAACCATTAGGAATTCAAAGATATGATTCTTACAAATACCCAATCTTCGACAAACTAACAACACAACAACTAGGATACTTCTGGAGACCTGAAGAGGTCTCCCTTCAAAAGGACAGGGGAGATTATCAATCTCTTCGTTCTGAACAAAAGCACATCTTCACAAGTAACCTGAAGTATCAGGTTATGCTTGATTCTGTTCAGGGTCGCGGTCCTGGTATGGCGTTTGCACCATACTGCTCCCTTCCCGAACTGGAGGCGTGTATGAAAGTATGGGAGTTTATGGAGATGATCCATAGCCGCTCATACACTTACATTATCAAAAACGTTTATTCAGACCCATCTGAAGTTTTTGATACTATTCTCAAAGATGATCGTATTTTAGAACGTGCTGTGAGTGTAACTCAAGCATACAATGACTTCATTAACGGTGCTCAACATTATGGTACATCTAATGAATGGGTTCATGCATTAGAACAAGTTCCATACGCAAAAGAGGCACGATATGAACTCAAACGAAAACTGTTTAGAGCAGTTGCAAACGTTAATATTCTTGAAGGTATTCGCTTTTATGTCAGTTTCGCTTGCAGTTTTGCTTTTGGCGAACTCAAGCTTATGGAAGGAAGTGCAAAAATCATCTCACTGATCGCCCGTGATGAGAACCAGCATCTGGTTATTACTCAGAATATTCTAAACAAATGGAAGGAAGGTGACGATCCAGAAATGGTTCAAATTGCTAAAGAAGAAGAGCAATGGTTCTATAAGACCTTTGAAACTGCAGTCAATCAAGAGAAACTTTGGGCAGAGTACCTGTTCAAAGATGGATCGATGATCGGACTGAATGATAAACTTCTACAGCAGTATGTTGAGTGGATTGCAAATCGCAGAATGCGAGCAATCGGTCTTCGTCCACTTTATGATATTCCAGCAAAGAATAATCCCCTTCCATGGACAGAACATTGGATTTCCTCTAAGGGACTTCAAGTCGCACCCCAGGAAACGGAAGTTGAGTCCTATATTGTCGGAGGAATTAAACAAGATGTTACCAAAGATACTTTCTCAGGATTCCAATTATGATGAATGGTGCGAACAGGAAATCCTGAACGCATATAAAGAAGCAGCAGAATCTGATGAATTTCTGTTCGGTGATTATGATTACATTAAAGAATGGATGGGGGGTCGCTAAGACCCTCTTTTTTTATAAATAACTAAAAAGTATTTGTAAAAATGGATTCAAAGGATCTTCGTAACTTATCCGAAGCGTGGGATAATATAGTCTCTACAAAAGAAGAAGTCGAGCAAATTGATGAAGCTACAGGTCTTACAATTGGACCTGGTGGATTTAATATTGGTGGTAAACCAGTTAAATCTGGACCTTCTCCTATTTTTAAAAGACCTTCTACTACTCCCCCTCCTAAAGGTGTTACTGTTGGACCTGGTGGATTTAATGTTGGTGGTAAGCCAGTTCAACCTGGACTATCACCTATTTTTCAGAGACCTGGACAACCAGCACCAACAAGACCTGCTGCTACAGCACCAACAAGACCTGCTGCTACAGCACCAACAAGACCTGCTGCTACAGCACCTAGACCTGCTGCTACAGCACCTAGACCTGCTTCTTCCCCCGCTACAACAAAAACAAAACCAGAAGCACCTAAGCCTCTTGGTTTTACCCCAAGAACTTTAACTTCGGCAGAATTGAAAGCAGCAACAGCAGCAAGAGCAGCGGCAAGATCTGCTGGTAAAAGTGCTGCAGATGTTGAGAAAGATGCTATCGCTGCTGTATCTAAATTGCAAAAATCTAGTTTTGATATTTTTGATGTAATCAAAGGACACCTTCTTGATGAAGGTTATGCTGATACTGAAGAAGCAGCACTTGTTATTATGGCAAATATGAGTGAGTCTTGGAAAAAGTCTATTATTGAAGGTTGACATCACTTTCCAAACCGGTATATAAGAGGGTTTCACCACCCTCTTTTTTTATAAATATTTTTATAAGAAACTAAAACAAAAAATGTCTAGACTTACTGGTGGTGAAATTGGTAGTTTGAAAGAAACATATGCTTCAATTTATGAAAATGTAGAAGTAACAGAAAATCAAATAATTGAATCAATAGCATATACCTTGATTTCTAATGGATCTAGTGCGGTTGAGGTTCTTGAATATTTTGCAAATGTTGATTATGAAACTTTTATAGAGGATATTAATCATTATTCTAGTGATGATTTGATTGTTGAGAATTTATCTTCGGAAGAATATATTGAAGAGCAGATGCAAAAACTTTATGAAATTGCACCTTTGGTTGGATTGGGTTTAGGAGCTGCTGCCCGTGCAGTGCTTCCTGCAATTGGTAGAACTTTATTTGGTGCAGGTGCTAGACAAGCAGCAAAAGGGGCACTCTCGGGTGCTGCAAGACTTGGCGGAAAAGTTTTAGGTAATGTATTGAAGGGTGCAAAAGAACCTGCTAAAAAAGCACTTCAAACATTGGGTAAGTGGGGAGTTCCTACTGGTATAGCAGCTGCAGCGGATCAATTTATAAGTGGTGGTAAAGGAAGAGAGTATGTTGGTGCAGCTGTTCAAAGTGCAAGGCAAGCGGCACACAATATCCCAAGTCCACAAAAAGCGGCAGATGCTATTAAAAATGTTAAACCACCAAAACTACCAGAACTACCAGCAACAGCAAAACCAAAACCAACAAGCCAAAAATCCCTTAAAATTTTAGGTGGTAAAGTTGTAGGTTATGATCATTTTGATATGGTTGATAATCATAGTGGAGAATTGCTTGATGAGGCAACAGGTAGAGATTTTGCATTAAAAGGTGGAAGACCTGGTTTTATAACACCTAAAGGTTGGTTTCCTATTGATACAAAAACATTTGATAAAAAGGAGTTAGACCGTCTTACTGCAGATTATGCTAGAAGAAGAGGTTCTAAACAAATAGAAAAAGATATTGAAACTCATAAAGCAGAAAAAGCAAAGCAAGATGCTGCAAGGAAAGCAGCGCAACAAAAACCAGCAGCAACAAAACCAGAACCTGCTAAACCAGCAGCAACAAAACCAGAACCTGCTAAACCAGCAGCAACAAAACCAGAACCTGCTAAACCAGCAGCAACAAAAGCAGAACCTGTAGCACAAACTGGTGATAGAACCAAGAATTTATCAACTTGGGCAAAGGCAAACGAACCTATGATTTCTAAAGTTGGTACTTCGCAACAACGTGCAATTCTTGCTGCTGCAAAGAGTGGTTCTGCAATGCCTGCACCAAGACCAATTTCAAAAGATATTGAGGATTTGAAAAAAATGCAAAAGGCATCTCAAGAACGTCAAGCAGCACAATCTGGTCCTATGTATTCTTCTCCAGACGTGAAATCCAAGATGAGTTCAAGAACAAAGACGATGTTAGGTCTCAAAGACTCCTATGATATTATTCTTGATTATCTCTTCTCACAGGGGCACGTAGACACCTTAGAAGAGGCTCTCTATGTAATGATGGAGCTGAGTTCGGAAACCATTCAAGATATTGTTGAAGGTGCAATGCCCGAGCCAATCAATCCAGAGGCTCACAGACGCTTACAGAGAATTGAAAAGGCAACCAAACTCCAACAAGGATCAACTGGTTCTGAATCTCAAGCGGCTGGAGCAGCAGTAAAACGAATGGGTGGATCTGGTATCCAACTTCCAGGAGTCTAATATAAGATCTAGAGGGTTGACAACCCTCTTTTTTATTGCTAGAATCGCTTTGCTAAGGTTGAAGGATAAATAATAGCTCTATAAGATTACTATATGAGCTATGAGAATCCTTGGAGATTCAATGGAGAAATTTTTGAGTCTTCTGATATTCAAGATTATTTTGGTTTTGTATACCTTATATCTTGTGATAAAACTAATCGTAAGTACTGGGGTAGAAAATATTTTTGGTCTTTTAGAACTCCTCCAGGAAAGAAGAGAAAAGTAAAACAAGAATCAGACTGGAAGAAGTATTATGGTTCTTGTCCAGAATTAAAGGATGATATTAAAAAATACGGAAAAGAGTTCTTCAGTAGAGAAATTATAAGCCTGCATAAGACTAAAGGTGATTGTAATTATGAAGAGACAAAACAACTTTTTCTAAATAATGTACTAAGAGAATCACTTGACGATGGGACTCCAGCGTTCTATAATAGCAATATTCTAGGACGCTATTTGCGAAAAGATTATGGTAACTTTGGAAGAGACTCTTCGTGACTCCCATGATTGGGCAGTTGACCGCATTCATGAGTTATCTGAGTATGATATTGAATCTGCATATGCAATTCAAAATGAATTTAGTGAATGGTTAAATCCTGATATTCCCGAGCATGATGTTTTTTCACTAGAATACATAGGGGACTAAAATGCAAATCGATCTTCATAACTTTTTTAAGTTTTATGATGAGAAAAATCCAAAGCACGTTGCAGCAGTAGAGCAACTTGAAAAGGATTTACTTGCTAGGGCAAATGACTTAATGCAAGATGATGCGAACTGGGTTAGAATTTTCAGAACGCAAGTCGAAGCACCGAAGTCAAATATTCTTAAAGTCCCTTTCTACCCACAGACAGATAATTACAGGGACGCTCAAAGAACTTGTAACTCATCATCTTGTGCAATGTGTCTTGAATATTTCAAACCAGGCACTTTAAAAGGACCTAAAGGCGATGATGAATATATTCGCAAGGTTTTCGCAGTGGGCGATACAACAGATCATGCAGTTCAGACTCGTATACTTAAATCGTATGGAGTCAATTCTGAGTTTAGGTACAATCTCTCTTTTGCAGATATTGATCGTGAGCTTGATTCTGCAAGGCCAGTTTGTATCGGCATTCTACATAGAGGCACTCTGTCTGCTCCTACTGGCGGTCACATTCTCGTTGTAATTGGTAAGACTGCATCTGGAGACTATGTTGTGAATGATCCTTATGGATCTCTCAATGATAGTTACACAGGACCAGTAACAAATGGTAAGGGTGCTGTATATAAGAGATCTGTACTGGAAAAAAGATGGACTGTTGATGGTCCAAAATCAGGATGGGGTAGAGTGTTCTTATGAGTATTAAATTTATTGATGCAGTAAAAAATTACAAAGATCTTCCACATCAAAACGATGCCTGGAATTTTCTTCAGGCATCTGTGCATAAAGAAATTCTTGATGAGTTTGCTAGAAGATATCGTAATCAAAAAGTAGAACCAACTCTTGATGGTCTCCCACTTCCAGGAGTGGATTTAATCAAGGAGTTTGAAGGATGCCACTTGAAGGCGTATTATGATCCTCTGACTGGAGGACTTCCGATTACGATTGGATGGGGAAGTACTCGTAGAAAAGATGGTACTAGGTTCTTAATTGGAAATACTATTACTCAAGAAGAAGCAGATGATCTATTGTATTTCCAACTTCGTCGTGAGTTTCTTCCTTCTCTACAAAAAATCCCCTATTGGAATGAAATGAATGAAAATCAACAAGGAGCACTTCTTTCTTTTGCTTATAATCTTGGTGCTGGTTTTTACGGGTCTTCCAATTTTAATACTATAACTAAAGTTCTTAAAGAAAAGAAATGGAACGAAGTTCCAAAAGCATTAGAACTCTACCGTAATCCTGGTTCTAGTGTAGAGGCAGGATTACTTAGAAGAAGAAAGGCAGAAGGTAAGATCTGGAACTCCTAATCTTCTAGTTTAGTTCTCAATGCAATTACTGTAGTTAAGATTGATAATAGAATTTCATACCCTCTTCTTTCAGATTCTTTGCAATCTAAAGGAGGGGGATTTTTTAGTCTGCCGTTTACGTTTTCCGTATTAATTGTTCCTGGAATCATAAAATTACATGCAACGAAATTTATCCCAACAAAACTAATCGATGCAAAGCATACAATAAAAATAAGTTTTGTGAGATTAATTTTCATCTTTCTTCTTGATGATGAATCCAAGTTTTAAGTTCATGTAGATATTTTCTTAGCATATCTGCTTTTTGTAGATGCCAAGTATCGCCACTCTTGAAGTATTCTTGAGTGTGGTTATCTACTGCTTTAAGTATATTATGTATTGGTGCATTCCAAGGTTCCCTTTTGGGAGTATTCCATTCCCTTGGCATTTTAGTATTAGTATACTTTATATTTATGTGCCACTTTGAAAATTGGACTACTTGACTTTTACTAAATATTAACTTATTATGTAGAAATCCCTGTTATGAGCAGGGTCTTTTTTATGAGTCTTTGACTTTGATTTAGAGCCGTGGGATCTGCCCCTGAGACGGGGAAGTGCGCTTTTCCTATACGGATGTAGAGTTCAATTAAAATTAATGCAAAATTTCTTTACAGTAGCCCTGCCTCTCGTGGCAACGGTTACAACCAGTACGGCATCACTGCCATTCGTCAACTACAAGATGCAAGGACCTCCACCACCAGTGGAACCAACAACCAAACCATTTGCTATTATCAAAGAGTTTGATCTTGTAGATGAAAAGAAGACAGCAATCCGCG